GCTGCTGATAGTGTAAAGGTCTCACTACCTTCTGTCAATTGATCTGCTGCTACAGTAAAAGAAACAGTAGCAGAATTATTATTAATAGTAAAATTTCCTGTTAGACTAGCTCCGCTTATATCACTAGAACTCACTCCTGTAATGGTGTACGGTACTACTGTTCCATTGGCTGCGTTAGTACTTGTTAGAGTTATAGTAAATAGACCACCTTCATTAACATTTGCACTAGAAGTACTTAAACTGTAGCCGGGCTGTATCGCTGTATGTGTATGACTTATTGGAGTTTCAACTATTATAGGACTATATCCTGTTCTAGTATACGTTGCTCTTAGTGTAGCAGTATATGTTTGTGTTCCTGATTTTGTGCTTCTTACAGTTATGAAAGTATTAAATGCACTAACCAACGACTGAGTTAGTGTTTTAGTTCCTGAATCTGTAATAATAAAGCTATCTGTAGAATCGTTTAATATTTCCCACAATACCTGTCTATTAGTTCCAGATGCTTGTGCAAAGTATAAAGTAAAGTTTTCATCTACAGTACAATTAGAAGCTGAAGATGCGAGATATGTACAAGAAGTACTAGTACCTGCTGAGGCGAGATTTACTTGTTCTTCTTCATTGGCATAACTATTAGTAAATATAAAAGTTCTTGCGGTATTTTGAATTACTAATCCTGTGTACCCTGGACCACCTGCTGGTTGCATACCATAAGACAATGCAAAAGTTCCGCTGGATGGTGTAAATTTAATAGCATAATAAATAAATGCTACATTAGTACCATTATAATGATATCCTATTATTCCAGGCGGTATATGGTTCAAGCATACCCATCCTCTAAAAGCATCTACTCCGCCAGGTATTGAACCAGTTGTAACAGGAACAGATGAATTATTAGGAGCCGCTAAACTTAGACTAGTACTACCTGCAATTAAAGGAAATAGTCCTCTACTATCAAAAGTCTTTTCGCCAGCATCATTAAAAACCGTTAAACCATAGTTTCCACCACCTATAGAAGTAAGATTTCTAAATGGTGTATATATTCTAAGATATACTATACCTGAAGTGGGCAATCTTCTGCCGTCACTTGTAGTATTATCTCCGTATACTCTTAGGTAACAACTAGTATTACTTATATTTACTAAAGATACCCACTGAAACGAATCAGTTTTTGCAAATATAAGTGGGACTACATCCCCTGTATTAGGAAAAGTTATAAGACTACCACCAGCATCTACAGATACTATAGTGGTAGTCAGTAAACCATAATTGAAATCGGTATCTGTAACAACCAGCTTACCTGAGCTATTATAAAGTTGAAATCCGTATGTCATTATAATACTAAAACTCTGTAGTTGGTTGTTGTGGAAGTGCCATTACTGTAGAAGGTTACCTGACCTGTGGAAGTAACTGCACTTGTAACATTTGCATCAGTTATTACAATACTATTCGAAGTATTGGCAGAACTACTGACTGTTTGTGTAACAGTGCCGGAGGCCGGCACTGTTACACTACCAGAAGTTACCATTCGGGGTATATTGTCGGAAATATTAAGAGTTATATTTCCATTAGAGTCAAACACCTGTAATCCATATGTCATTATAGTAAATACCCTAATTTAACTCGTACTACAGAACCAGAACTATCATAAATTCTTATTCTGCCCCCGCTAGTAGCATCTATATCTACTCTGGCTCCAGTGGCACCGCCATTAACAGCAGTGTTAACTACGCCAACACTAACAGATCCTATCTTTGCTGAACCAATAGATGCATCTTGTATTACTGCAGTATTTATATAAGTTCCGGGATTAGGACCGCTGGCTACTACTACAAATGGTAGTGGTCCAGATGCAGTCCCTGTTCCCCCTACATAAAATTTATCTGCTCTTATTGCAAAAGTACTAGTGGCGGCGGCCCCGGGATTATTAGATGCAACCAATCCAAATCCTGCAACTTTACCATTTGCATCTACCATTACAGAGTATTCTCCAAGAGCGCTGCCGTCGCTGGAACTTCTGGCAATCATTCTTTGTTGAATATCTGAGTTTACCTGGCCATTATAACCGCTAGCAATAGAGGTTACACCAGTTAGTGCAGTTACTGCACTGGCGGCATACCCGCTAGCGTTTACTGAACTATCAGATGCTGCTTGTGAATATTGGAAGGCTTCAGCTCTATATCCACTGGCACCACTAGCTGCTGTTTGCGCCAGTATGACACTACCCGCAGCACTAGCTGCACTACCGCTAGCACTAACAGAAGATACCGAAGCTCCACTAGCACTTATTCCGGCAGCTACAGCACTACCACTAGCACCACTAGCACCTGTAGTTGCTATAGCAGCACTGCCTGCAGCACTAGCTGATGCACCACTAGCACTAATAGAAGATTGTGATGCTCCACTGGCACTTATTCCGGCAGCTACAGCACTGCCGCTAGCTCCACTAGCACTTGTAGTTGCTATAGCTGCGCTACCTGCTGCACTAGCTGATGCGCCACTAGCATTGATATAGGATACGGAAGCTCCGCTTGCACTCACTCCAGCAGCTACAGCACTGCCACTCGCTCCGCTAGCACTTGTAGTTGCTATAGCTGCGCTGCCTGAGGCAACAGCTGCTGCACCACTGGCATTAGTATAAGATTCTGACGCCCCACTTGCACTAACTGCTGCTGCTGAAGCACTACCACTCGCTCCGCTAGCACTTGTACTTGCTATAGTCGCACTGCCAGCAGCACTAGCCGCTGAACCGCTAGCTGTTATTGCAGATACGGACGCACCACTTGCACTCACTCCAGCAGCTGCAGCGCTGCCACTGGCACTATTGGCTCTTGTTAATGCCACAGCTGCACTGCCACTTGCACTGGCGGCACTACCGCTAGCTGTTACAGCGGAGTCCGATGCACCATTAGCACTAATTGCTGCTGCTGAAGCACTACCACTAGCACTATTGGCTCTTGTTAATGCCAGAGTTGCACTGCCACTAGCACTGGCAGAACTACCAGACGCAGTTACAGCAGACACAGAGGCTCCACTAGCACTAAACGCTGCTGCTGAAGCACTGCCACTGGCTAGTGTTGCTTGTGTTATAGCTACTGCGGCACTACCACTAGCACTAGCTGAAGCAGTACCTGCAGTTGCGGATGACTCAGAAGCTCCACTTGCACTAAATGCTGCAGAAGCCGCACTTCCACTAGCAAAGTTTGCTTGAGTCTGTGCTACAGCTGCGCTGCCACTTGCACTAGCGGCACTACCGCTAGCTGAAGCAGTAGATACAGAGGCTCCACTAGCACTCAGGGCTGCTGCGGCAGCGCTGCCACTAGCAGAAGTTGCTCGAGTCTGTGCTACGGCTGCACTACCACTCGCATTTGCTGCGGCACCACTTGCTGTAACTACACTCAAAGAAGCACCACTAGCACTAAATGCTGAAGCTGAAGCACTGCCACTTGCTAGATTTGCCTGGGTTTGTGCTACAACTGCATACCCGCTCGCACTTGCCGCACTTATACCAGCTTCAGAGTTTGCAGTGGCGGCGCCGCTAGCACTAAATGCTGCTGCAGCTGCACTACCACTAGCAAAGTTTGCTTGGGTCTGTGCTACAACTGCACTACCACTTGCACTGGCGGCACTACCACTAGCCGTGGTTACACTTATTGAGGCTCCGCTGGCACTAAGTGCTGCTGCTGCTGCACTACCACTAGCAGAGTTTGCCTGGGTTTGTGATAAAGCTAGATATCCAGATGCGGTTGCTACTGCACCACTAGCCGTAACTACACTCTGTGCCGCGCCACTAGCACTAAATGCTGCTGCAGCTGCACTACCACTAGCAAAGGTTGCTTGCGTTTGTGCTACAGCTGCAAATCCGCTTGCAGTTGCTACTGCACCACTGGCCGTAACTACACTCAAAGAAGCACCACTAGCACTAAATGCTGCTGCTGCTGCACTGCCACTAGCAAAATTTGCTTGGGTCTGTGCTACAGTGGCGTATCCTTGTGCGCTTGCTGCACTACCACTAGCATTACTGGCGCTGATACTAGATCCACTAGCACTAAATGCTGATGAGCTGGCACTACCGCTTGCTGATGTGGCGTATGTTCCTGCTACAACTGCACTGCCGCTTGCGCTTACAGCACCAGAACTTGCAAGTATTGCTTTACCATCTGCTAGTATTGCGCTACCTGCAGCCAATATCGCACTTCCACTTGCTAGTGTTGCGCTGTTACTTGCGGTGGCTGCGTACCCGCTGGCAAGTAGTGCATTTGCTGCTGCCAATATAGCGCTTCCGCTAGCAAGAGCAGCACTTTGAGCAGCCTGCCCAGCCGCTAGTACACCAGAGGCTAAATTTTGAGCTGAACTGGCTGTATTGCCGTATGTAAGTACTAGGTCAGCGACTTTATCTACTAAACCAGTATTCGGCGCGTCTATAAGATTAATTCTTTGAAGTAGAGTATTAAATAAGTGTTCTTCTTTTATTTGAGCACTTAATGTAGACAAAAGCCTAGAAACATTTTGACCAGTGGTTGCATCTACAGGACCAGAAAATCCTTCTGATATACCTTTGCCCTTACTTACTTCTCTTATCCAAAATACGTATCTTGTACCAGGGTCACCAGTAAATACATAGTTTGTAAAATTTCCTACAAGAGTTGCAATAGTATAAGCAGATTCTATACTTGGCTGAGCTGAATTTGCTGGCCATTCTGCTGCAAATATTCTTGTACCACCATGGCCTCTACCTATTGGATTTTCTGTATCATATACAGCATTAGTCCAACTTAGATTGACTGTATTATACGAAGCAGTGGCGCTAAGTCCTGTAGGTGCAGGTGGTGGTGTAAGATCTTCTACTTCAATGGGATTGTCTACATACTCTACCGATACTTCTGTTAATAAAAAGCTTCCTTTTCCACTGGTATTATAATGCCTTGCCATTATGCGGTGAGGGCCGGATGGCGGACGCACCCAAGTCCAAGTATCTGCTTTTCCTTTAAATAATTCTGTAGTTCTTTCTTCGTTATCCCAAGCTACTAAAGCTATGTCATATTCTGGTGGATCTTGTTGCGGTACATCTACTGTTCTAATTTTTGTATATGAATAGTCTTGGTCGGGACAGGTTTTCCAAGTCAGTTTTATTCCTGCTTCTGACACAAATGCTTGAAGCTCTTCTACATTGCTAGAATACAAGCTCTTTTTAGTGACTGTATGATTAAACCAGCTTGTCCAGAGACCATAAACGCCTGCAGGAGTAACATACCTCAACCTAATTTTATAGGTTACTCCTGGGTCTACATCTCTAATTGTAAGATTATTTAGAGATGCCAATGTTGGAACTGTAACTACGCCTATAGGATCACTTAAAGTAGAACGAACTATTTCAGCCTGAACTAATTCAGCCGAGCTAGGAGCATCTTGAGGATTAGTAAATGCTACTTTTATTCCATATAAGAATACTCCAGGAGACACTGGGTCCGTACCTACTGAATCACTAGTAGCTGAAGTAATAACAGGTTTAAAATCTTGTAAAGAATTTTCCGTCGCAATCTTGGCAGTGTCTGTTATCTGAGTTTCAAATGTTGCATTAGATAAATCTTTGTAATCTGTAAATATGTTGTAATCATCTGTAACCCCGTAATCAACCAGCGTCAATCTTGCATTTTTTGCTCCATTAGTCGGCTCTACGCTCAACACAATCAGGTCTTGGGCTTCATTGTCTAATAAACCAAATAAGAACAAATCTAGTGGCGATGCTTGAGCTTCCGACAGTCCAGTAAGTGTTTCTATATACTGTGTGTACCCGTAGCCATACCTTACAGTTCCGCTAGCTGCTGTACCTACAGCTGCAAAAGGTGCTGTTTTTTGATATGTAATAGTTGTAGTGGTAACGGCAGTTATCACCGCTGTTGTAGTATTAATAGCTGAAATATTGCTATCTACAACTACTGTGTCTCCTACCTTTAATACATGGTTTCCAATATTTAATATAACATTGCCATTACCAGATGAATATGATAATATTCCAAACTGAGGTATACGCACTTCTGCTGTAGTGCTGGAGCCTGTTGAACTTCTTACTCTTATAGTGTATCTATTAGTGGCAATAATTTCTACTGCTTCGTCTAGTTCAAATATTGTACTGGACAATCTGTTCTTTATTCTGCCACTGCCTGTTCCCCACATAGGCACGTCGTGAGTTACTTTTACACGATCGCCTCTGTTACATACTAGATACTCAATGTCGGTATTAAATGTGTATATTTCTGGTCTTAGTTTAATTTGAGCAAAGTGCCACTTGCCATGATCTACTACAAGTTCAACATTGGTAACTCCTGGAAGAGTAATACTTTCAAAGAGAGTGGCATTGGCTTCTGATTTACCGTAGTTGTATACAATTTTTTCGTCTTCTTTGAATCCAACACTTGGGTCTTCATTAAAAAACTTAATTTTGAGTGCATCTGGTACTTTTGGTAGTGCTTTTGTGCTCTCAAAACCCCAGCTGTTGTGTGGGGTAAAGTGTTGTACAACGCTCTTTGGCTCATCAATATTTACAGACCACTTGCCGTCTATCAGTGCGGGACTAGCTCTACCTGCTGCACAAATATCACGTAAGATCTCCAATACAGATCTTACATTTCCAATGACGTTATTATAAGCAAAACTGGGGCTGTGATTTTTGCAGTAAGTATGCCAGTACTGTAGTTTTGGAAGGTCTATTCTGTCTAATGTTATTTGTTGAGGATTAGCAGGATGTGTTAACACATAAATGAATAGTGATGCAGGATTATTTGTGTCAGCTAGTTGCCATTGTTGAGTAATATCATTCCAGTCCAAACAATGTGTTTGTACAATGGCATTTATACCCTCTATTCTTCCATTTAACTGTTTTGTAGCAAGTATGCTTAGCGCTGTTTTTGCTAATTGTGTATTATTAGGGTCAGTTACTGGTTTTGTGTTATCTTTGTATCCGGTAATAGAGGATAGTACACTAGCATAGTAGTATTTATACTCTGGATTATCTGGCTCTAGCTCAGGGTCTACTTCTGCAGTTTCTCTGGAAATTCTTATTGTAAACGGTTTTGCTTCATCATAAGCAGTTTGTAAAAGGCCAGAATTAACAAGTGTTGATTTTACACCATAATATGTTTGTTTTTTAACAAAGGAATCTTTGATTGGGCCAGATACAATAATATTTGGTAAAGGAATCCAGGTAGCACCAGGTTCTGTATATTTTATTTCAACGTTAAAACAGACATAGACACCGAAACTTTTTCCTGAATCATTGCCTTTCGCCTTGATTTTTCTACAACCTTGTGGGAATTGTATGGCAATCTCAAATCTAGTTTGCGGTTCTGTAAAAGCTTGTTCAATCCAATTACTCATACGTAATTCCTAGGTTATTAATTTAATATGGATCTACTGTTGGTATAACATCAGGAATCAGTTCATTTGGTAGAATTAATAAGTTACCAGTCAAACTATTAAACTGAACTGGAGTGCCTGATATGTTAATAAAACTTACCGGCTCTCCTCCTACAGGGGTATCAACTCCATTTGTAGGAGGCCCAGACAACTGAATACCTGGATAGAACTGAGTAACGTCGTTTCCATATATTTTATCAAAATCTGATTGCATTTCAGCAGTTACAGTAGTTTTTCTATCAAATGTTACTCTGCCGCCGAGTGGCATAGAAGTATTGTAATTATACTCATCCCAGTCTACTTCACCTATTTTTACACTATTCATGTCTATTGTTAGAGGCCCATAGCCCCATACTAACAACATGTTTAAGTAACTTTCACGCTCTGCTGGATAGGTAACAAAACTTTTTGCACCCATTGGCGGAGTCATTCTTACTCTGCCTAAAACTACAGGAATAGATCCGTACGGATTGTATGGATTGTTACCGCCTTGTAATAGGTATTGTTGTTCAGGACTTCCTGGATCCTCAGTAGATGGTGGTCTCACTGGAGCTATAGCATTAATTAAATAGCTTCCTGCCATTATTGTTGCTGCTGCTGCGATCTGACCAACAACAGTGAGGCTGCTCATACCTATAGCACCTGATAAGTTAGCTCCTGCAACTGTCAGTCCTGACATGCCTAAAGCTGTTTCCAGTCCTGCTATAAGAGTTGGTGCATAGATTGCTATAACTACAAGAGCTACCATCTTAATAGCTTCTTTACCAGCAACGGCTCTATACTCAACCGTATCTGTTTTTTGTAAGGAGGTAACGCCCCACAACTGTCTAGGTATTGGTATACCATTAACCATTATGGTAACGGTTTTCTTTAATTCACTACTAATTTCGTATTTAGTATTTAGTAGTTCATATACCTGTTCTAGGTTTGTACCTTCTGGTATTACATCTGTAAAACGTTGGGTTTTTAAGGGATGCGGTGCAGAATTCAATACCACACCAGTATTTTCAATATACTTGTAGTACCCAATAATCCTATTTTTCCACTTTATAGAAGTCAAGGAATCTATTACACAATTGCTACCTGGTCTGGTGTGTATAAACTGTTGGTTTTCCAACACTACACCAACGTGGGTTTCTTCACCCAGTATTCTAAATAATACAATATTTCCAGGCTGTGGAATGTCTAGCTGTTCCCACCCTTCTTTGTATTGTGCTACCAATTCTTGTATTCGTGAATTATCGTCCCAGTCGTATTCTTCAGAAAAGCTGGGTAATACAATATTGTACTGGTCTTTGTAGATTAAGCGCACCAATCCCCAACAGTCCAATCCATCCAGACCTCGGCCTTTTGGCTTAAAGGGGATATCTATATAATTTTTAGTATCCATCAGAAAAGTCCTGGAAAGTTTTGTGGTCCAAAAGAGTGCAGTGGAAAAGGTTCGCGATCCAGATTTATCATAGACAGTTCACAATTTACTACATCTCTGTTGTAGCTTATTGAAGTAATATACAAAAAGTCAAAACTTACTTCTACTGTACTAGGTGTTGAATTTAAAACCAATTCTAATTTTACACGTGGAGGACCCTGCAAATTACGAATAATTGGAGTTAGGTAACGTGTAACGTCACTAATACTCAAGCTACAACGAGGGGCTTGGGCCTCTTCCTCGCCGGGCAAAGTTACCTGAACTGGTAGGAATGTAAAGTTTTGACCACCGCTAACTACACCATAGATAACTTCATCTGCTGTTTCACTGATGCGGGTAGTATAGTTATCACATATTCTGGCTAAAACAGCACCAGTATTTACAGGATCGTAGATCGTCAACAGTGTAATTAAATCACTGTTACTATCTGGACTAAACACAGCCTGTAAGGCCTGTGGACTCATTGATGTTAAACGACTCATGGCAGTACTTCAAACTGTGTGTTTACTAGATAGTAGCCAGGTGCTTGGTAGGTCATTGTATAATAATCTCCTTCACCTTGTGGTACTATTCTGACTTCTACTATTGCACCTGTACGAGGATGTGTAAAACCAAAGCGACTGGTGCCTTTAATTGTGGTCTTTATAAAAGCATCCAAGGAGGTTACTTGAGCTGAGGTCATTAAAAAGCTCAAGTTTAACACTTGTGGCTTCAATCCTCTATAACGCATTTTAGCAGGCCCACTGTCTTGAGGGGTTCTCACCATGAGAACCCCTCCTGTTTCACTGTAGCCTTTTTGTGGAACTTGTGGTAGTGCAGTTGGCCAAACATAACTATAAGCCATATTATCTCCTTATTAGTTGTGGTTGTAATCCAAATGTACCACGAATAGAACGATGAGTACTGCTGCTGCTTCTAGATACTTCACCACCCACCATGTCTCCAACAATTACTTCTACTTTGCGATTGCCTCGTGAATCCGTAGTTTCACGAGCTTCGGCCTTTTCACCACTGTAGTTGTTGACAACGACTTCTACAGATGCGCCGCCACCTCCGCCTCTGACACCCAAGTTGCCTTGACTGTCACGTTTGAGTGGAATGATCGCCTCAGGGCCGGCTTCACCCATCAGACCGGTGCCCTTGGCGAACTTGAATAGAGTAGGACTGTCGACTATTGAATTGGTAAACATACCACCCTTGGCATACTTCTGAAGGCCCTTGTCAGAGTACACATTGCCTAGAGCATTTGGTACACCCATAACAGATGTTAGACCGGGTGTTGTACCCATACCTGGAAGACCTGGTAGCATATTGCTGAACAAGCTCATGAACATTCGGTTCAAGTACAGTTTGGCAATGCTGGCCAACATGTCAGTTATCAAGCTCTTAAAGTTCATCTTGCCGGTACGTACAAACTCTACAATGGAGTCGCCCATCGCTGCAAAAGTGTCTTTGTAGATGGACGCCAAACCCTTTTGCTCTGTGCTCATGGATTCGTACATGCCCTTTAATCGTTCATTTGCACTAAAAACGTCTTGAGCACCCTTGATCTCTGCGTCTCTTTGAGATTTAGCTGCTTCTTTTCGCTTATTGAAAGACTCTGCTTGCTCAAGTGTTAAGATACCCGTGCCGGTTTCGTCTAAACCACCAGCAATCCCAGTAACTTTTATATCTGCTTCAATCTTATCGGTTTCTCGTTTATATCTGGCTTCTATTTCTAATAATTTATTTTTATATTCTTGAGCTCTGATGGTCTTGTTAATCCCATTTACTTCTTTGTCGTATACATCTTGGGTTATTAAGCCAAGGTCTAATTTGTATTGTAGCTCTTCTTTTTGTAGATCTACTAGTTGTCTTTGAGTGTCTAGTTTAGTAGCATCGAGTGCTTGTTGCTGTGCTCGTGTTTTTTCAGTTTCTGCAAGTTCGGCATAGACCTTTCGGGCTTCGCTGGAAATTCTTAGGATTTCCATTTCGTTGTCTCGACGAATTGCAGCCAAAGTCTGTGCATCTTTTTCTTTTGCATTTACTTTGACCAATGCAGTGCCGTACGCATCTATTGCATTTGCTATTTTAGCTTGGTCGTTGCCAGCCCTTTCAAGTGCTGCAAAATACCTTTCACGTGCTTGTTCTGCTGCCTCGTTAGCGGCTGTTGTTGCTGCTAAGTTAGACTGTTCAAAATTTTGTTGGATTTGGCGACCTTGGGTCTGTGTTTCCATTTCTACAATTCTAGGTTCTGAAAGTGCTCCGGCTTCTTTTAGTATACGCAGTCTTTCTTGCTCTAGTTTTAGAGACGCTTCAGTTCTTGCATTTTGTAATTGTATCTTGCTATTTATAGCTTCGTACTTTTCACTGATCTGTTTCAATACACTGTCAAGCGTTTTATTTTCAGCAGTAATATCAGCATTTAAGTTCTTTTGATCTCTTGCTATTGCGGCCTGGCCGACGGCAAGTGCGTACCGTGCTTTTGCAGCTTGAACTTCTTCAGGTTTTGCTTTTTCAGCACCAGTACCAACACCTTGACTTAATACCTTTTGCAGGTCAAGTTGGGCTTGCCTGAGTTCTTTGCTAAATTCTAATTCGGCTTTGTTATACTGCTGCGTTTTGCTAAAAGCTATTTCCTGTTCTGACGCATACCCTCTAAGTGCTTCTATTCTGTCGTTGAACGAACTTGTTTTACTTATTTCCAGGTCTACACGAGCTATGCTCAATATTAAACTATTCAATGAAGCTTCTAGTTCACTAAAGTACTTCAGTGTTGATGTGCTATACTTTTGCGTTTTTTCATTTATATTATCTATTACTCTTGGCTGAAAAGTTTGTAGTATTTTTATAATATCAGTAGAAGACAGCTTTTGTCCGCTCAAGGCAGCGGCTTCTGCAGCCGCAGCAACGGCTGCCAGTCCTTGTGCTGCAGCTGCAGAATTTGGAGCTAGCCCTTCAAAGGTTTTTATCAAACCTTCGGCAGTTTTTTGCATGCCGGTTTCATCTTGCTGTGCAACACCATCTTTCAATGCTGTATTGAAAGTATTGAATACTTGTGCCATAGCTCGACTAGTTTCAGTAGCTGCTTTTTCGCCTAATAATGGTACTCCGCTTACTTTCTTATTGAAGTCATCAATGATCTTTTCTGAATCATCAGCGGCTTTGCTTATTTGACTAGATATAGATATTCTTTGCTGAAGCGGCTTATTTAAATCTTCTCTGACCTGTACTTGACCTCTTGCTAATTCTGCGGCTCTCCGCTCTGCTTCCTTTTCAGGTTCTGTTCTAAAACCCATCATGAACATACCGCTCTTGCCGTAGTTTATAGCACCCTTAAATTTTTCGAGATCTTGGTATTCTTTCTTTAATTTCTTTAAACGCTCTATTTCATCGCCTTGAGATAGTCCTAAACGATTAGCAGCATCTATTAACTGATCTATTGCATAAATATCATTGTTAAACTGTTCACCTCTTAGTGCGTACTCTTTAGAGGCCTTTTTTAACAAGTCTACATTTTCTGCTTCTTTTTTAGCATCAATAATCTTTTTATATGCATCAATTTGTGATTGAAGAGCATTACTGAACATGTTCAGGTAGTTGCCGTACTCCTTTGAGCTTTCTACGCCTTTTCCAAAGGCTTCATTTAATCTGGCAAGAGATGAGCCAGTTGTAGCTAGAGTACCTTCTAGTTCTTCGAATTTAGTTTGTAATTCTTTTGCGGCTTTCCAACTATTTGGCATAAGTTTTGAGCCGAACAAT